TATGGCAAACATACAAAAAAGAGCTGAAAAGGCATTAGCAGTTGAGATTTTTGCAACACAACCAGATAAAAGTATTAGCCAAGTAGCGATAGAAGTTGGGGTTAGCCCTAAAGCTATGTACAATTGGAGATGTGACCCTAAGTTCATGGATGCTATTTATGAGAAGTACATGGTTACTTTTGGTGGTGAGTTGCCTGCTGTATTGTCTGCAATGGTTAGAGAAGCCAAGGCAGGGAATGTACAAGCAGGTAGGTTAGTTTTAGAGCATAGTGGTAAGTTGGTGAAAAATGTTAACATCACCATAGACTCACCTTTTGAGAAGTGGTTAAAGAAGGTTGACGATGCAGAAGTTATTGATGGGGAGATTATAGAGGATGAGGTGGTTGACTTGATGGGAGAGATTCAAGTAGAGATTAATAATTTACCTCCAAGAGAAGTTGAGAATCCTGTTGTAAGGGAGAAGCGTGAGAAGAAGTCTTTGGCAAAGCAGAAGAAGAAGGCTCAGTATAACTTGCAGCAGAAGGAGTGGTACAGATGGAAGGTTCGTGCTAAGGCAATGGGTGTTGAGATGTTGAGTGGTGGTAGACCTACCCCTGGTCAGAGATTGGCTTGGGAGCAAGAGATTATAAGGAAAGAGAATGAAAAAAAAGACAACTAAGAAAGAACTACAAGATATAGTGGCGAGATTAATTGCGAATACTGCAATGTTAGAACAGAGGATTGCCTCATACAATACTTTATTTTCAATGTATGTTAAGTACAAGGATGAGAGTGATGGCTTTCAAGTATTTTTAAAGAAAGAATTGGAGGATGTAAATGCCGAAATTGGACAAGCTAAAAATAAAGAAGGTTAAGAAGAGTTGGATTGTTGATATTAAGATTGAGATTGGTGAGGATGAATCTGACTACTGGGATTTAGAAACTGAGGATGAGGTTGAGGACTTTGTTAATTACACATTAGCCCATCATTAATCTAAGTCTAATCCAGATTCCTCCATGTAGTCCCACCAAGTACCAAGACTCCTAAAACTTAAAACGTCTTCAACCTTCTTATCCACATCTATTCCTGGGAAATATCTCTTTAAAATAATAAACATTTTCTTAGAAACATTTTTTAATGAATTGTGTTGAGGTTTGCCCTTTTCAGGATAATATATTTCAAAATGATGGTAATTATCTGCCAAAATCTCTTCCATCACATCTTCAATAGGCTTAGGTGGATAATCATTATCCTCCTTTAAAATACGCTCTATTTTTTCAATTGCCTTAAACTCATCCTTAAACATATCCTTGCAGTTACATCCCATGTAATAATTCCCACAATCACACTCTGTTGCTACACGCAAGGCACTTAGGTGAATACGTAGTTCATCTTTAGTAAACATTATACACCCCTTCCAATTTTATCTAATTCTTCTTGTAAATCATCTCCAAGAGAATTGATAAACCATGCCATGCTTTCTCGAAGGTTTAATCCATCAAATGATGGTGGGGATTCATCCCCCACCACTTCTTCGATAGTTGTGACCTTAACAACATAAAAACTAAAAACCTCCCCTAAGCCATTAGTTTTATAGCTTAATGGCTCTGTATCCTCAAGGTGCTTACAATGCTCTAAAGCCTCTTGCTTAGTGTAGAACCTTCCACCTATATTTAAACTGTTCTGTATCCTTACTTCGTAGTGTGCTTGTGTGTTCATTTGAACCTCCATTGGTTAGTTAGTTATCTTCAACACTTATATATTAAGCAATTGAGTTAACATCAACCAATAGTGTCAACGTTGACACATTAAGTAATGCCCATATTATCCATCCATCCTGCACCTAATTCTTTTTCCATCTCAATAAATACTTTCTCTGTAATCCTGAATGCTTGAATAGCATCACTTGGTACTTCTTCCATCCACTCAGGTCTATCATCCATCATTTCTTCAGTAAGGTCATCTACAAGCATACTTGTTAATTCTTCAAGGCTCTCAAGTATTTTGTCTAATTTATCATCTTTCTTGCTCATTTTTGAGATGTCCTCCATGTCTTATTTATCTTCTTTATTAACTCTTGCATTCTTCTGTCTGCACCCTTTTTGAAGCCTGGCTTGACATTGCCCTTGGCTGTGAAAAATGGGTTTCTTGGTTTCACAACTTTTCCAATCGCTCTTGGAGCGAATCTTTTTGTCCATTTATTCTCCACTATTGTAAAGCCATCCATATGGTGCTTGCCATAACCAACCATAGACACACCATCTTTAGTTGCCTTAATCGACCTGAGTAGGTTGCCTGTATGCAAAAGGGGGGTTGTACTTGTTGTTGCCCCACCATAGCCCTTCTTAGACAAGCCTTTTCGTCTTATTGCAATAGTCCCTTGGGTAAGTTTTCGGATACCAGTAGAGTTTTTGATATTATCCCTGGCATTTTGGGCAAGGTCTTCGTAGGAGTCTTCCATGTAATCATCAAATACCTCATCAAACGCATTAGCTAACTTTCTAAAGCTAAAATTTGATGTTGCCTTGGTTGTGATTGCCATATACTACTCCGATTCTTGGGGTGGGTATTCCTCTTCAGAAGCCATTGATTGTAAATGCTCATCAGCCATTCCTTCTTTGTTCTTTTGGATAGTAGCTTTGGCTTGTTCTTCTGATAAGTCTTGATTTGATTCCATAAGTAACCCTACTTCGTCTACCATGTGATGTTTAAGTCTATGCTCATCCATCAATATTTGGTCTTGTACTGTTTTAGGATACTCAGGCTCATTGAAATCTAAGGACAATTCACTCGGTAATGCAACATTGTTGTAAGAAGCGATTGCTTTCTCAATATCGTACAGGTCATGTTCATACATAGTCCATAAGTCTAAATCGTCTTGATAATCTTCAAAACGCTCTAAATCCTTGATTTTTAGTGCAATCCCTGATGGAGTTTCCCCACCATCTTGAGCAAATTGCACATATAAGTGATTATTTTGAGCAACCAGGTCTAATTGAAACTTAACTGACTCGATTACTGCATTAATATCACCTTCAGGAGCAGCAATACCAAAAGTTGAACCTTCGGGTAGGTCAAGTATTGTATCACTCCCTGCTCGTTCTAATTTCTTATCTCCATACATCCCTGTAATGAATGGCTGTCCAAACATTTGGAAGCGTAGACCTAATTGTAGTTCTGTCATAGTTATATTAACCTGCTCATTGCAGCTAATAATATCAGTTGCACCCTCAACGAAGAAAGAATCCACTTGTTCTTCTCTGTGAGTGAACACAAATGGGATTACGCCATATCCATGAGCGTATTCATTCATTATTATACCATCTTCATTGTAATGTATGTATCTTTCAGCATCCCAGTAAGCATATTGTAGCTTTTCAGTAGCAGAAACGTCATTTACATTCATTAAAATGGGATATGTAATTGCTTGTGGGGAAAATGGATTATCACCCATATGCACATCAAAGTAATATACAGGTCTATAATCAAAACAAGGCTTTGCAATATCATCTCGATAGATAACTTGTGTTGCTACAGTCCCAACAAGACGAGTCATACGTTCAACGTGCTTCATTCTTGCATCTTTTTTACGAGTTAAGGAAGCATATGAATCACCTACGCTACGAGAAGCACCTACTGTGTAGATTCTTGACATTTTATTGATGAATCTCTTCGTAAAGTTTGCATTATACAAGGGAATTTCCTGAAATGCAGTTGCAGAGAAGTAATCGTCAATATATTTAGTGGTTTCTGTGCCTGTATAATAGTCAAGTAGCTTACGAACCTCATTTCTTCGTGCTTTTGCTATGGCTAATTTGTAATCGGCTACTGACTCTTGTATTATCTGCTCTGGTGAAATCATCGTTTAATTACTCCAACCTCTCGTTGTCTTATGGGGAATCTGTTTAAGAAAAAATAACGCACCATATCCATTCCATGGTCGTTTCTGCCATCTTTTATGGGTTCAGGCTTTAAATCCCTGCCCTCGATTGCTTCAGGATAACGATAGTTCTCAAAATCCTCTGCAAGTCCTGTACACTTACTGTGTAAATGCACAAATCTCTCACTATGTGCATTTTCTATGAAACCTCTAACATGACTAATCCCTGATGCTATACTTCGAGATACTTTATCTCTCACACTTCTGATTTGTATTCCATGCCTCCTAAATATTTCAATATCGCCCATCCCTGACTGCCCTTGGGCTTGCATTCCTGCTGGGTCACCATAATATTCTCTTACATAGTATGGTTTTTCTTTAATTCTTTCGATTAATTCATCGGTTTTGATGTTTTGCTCGTGTATAATCTCATCTATTATGTTTATATGCCAAAATCCTGCTACTCTATACACCTGAAACCAGGCAACTGCAGGCATTCTGTACCCAAAGTCAATAGAACAGAATGTGGGGAAGTTTGGATTGTATGGGAAGTTTCCCATGTCCAAAGTTCTATCAAATGCATATACTCTACCTTCAAACGAGGTAAATTTGGCTGCATATTCCTGTTCATACAGCTCTTTTGACATATTTCTCTTACGCTCAATGAGAAATTGGTCTTTTTTGCCATCAGGGAATGCATATTGGTTATTCCATGATGGAGCTTGGTGAGATTCCCATAAAGGGTCTGTTTTCCCAAGCAGGAAAATCTTATATATCCAGTTATACCCTTCAGGGGTAGTTATAAATATTGCTTTTCCTTTTCTATCTGAAAGACAGGGGGACAGATACATATCCCATATTCGCTTCTTAACCTTGGCTGCCTCATCAATAATGAGTAAGTCAAGCCCCTCTCCTACAAGTGAATCAGGATTATCAGCAGACTTACCTTCTATTGTAGTCCCCCACTTGAATTTGATATAACGCTCTTTTTCAGATGCACGTTCTATGTCATTGGCTCGCCCTATTACCATCTTTTGCCACACTTCCCTGAACATCAGGTCTGCTTTATCATAAGATAGACCAACAAGCCATATCTTTTTATTTGGCTGAGATGCTATGTAGGTAGCCTCCATAGCTGATGCAGT